GTCTGAGTAGCAGACATGATTGGCACATTGAACTCAACGGCAAGACCACGCATCTCTTCTGCAATACTCTTGATATAAGAGTAAGAGTTGATAGCACCACCCATGCCCTTCATACGAGACGAGGCACAGATATTCAAGTAATCAACGAAGATCAACTGAGGCACAAAGTTCTTCTTCAGTTTCAGTTCATTCAACAGTGCACGGAAGTGACTGGTGTTTGCCTGTCCTGTAGGATACTCTTTGATGATCAGTTTACCTTGGGTCTTCGCAGCGATCTGGGATACCTTATCAGTGAACATTTCTCTGGACAGATTCTCCAGTTGATCAATAGGAACATTCAATAGGTTCGCATCGATACGTTCCGCGATACGTTCCTCAGCCATCTCCATAGTGATGTAGAGTACATTATGTCCCTGACTCAGTGCACTGGCAGCTACATGACACATGAACAAAGACTTACCGACACCAGTACCAGCCAGTGCAATATTGAGCGTCTTGTTGGGTAAACCACCTTTGGTGATTTCGTTAAAGTAGTCCAGATCAAAAGGTATTCTCTCTTCTTGTTCATGGTAGAAGTCATATCGACCATCTACATTCTCAAGATAGTCGTGACCAATGTTAGTATCAAAGGTTACACCCAGTGCCTTACTCAGTACATCAGGGATGGCATTCTTCTGCATGGTCGCATGTTTCCCATCAATGATATTGATAGACTCCATGACTGCATTGTAGACTGCACGATCCTGACACCACTTCTCGGTACGTTCAACCAACCACTCAAGGTTCTCAGGTTCTGCTGTAAAGATGTTGGGTAGAAGATCTATCGCAACACGATAGTTGTCTTCACCCAAAGACTGGTTCTCATCGATCTCAATCTTGAATGATTCAAGACTAGGTAGTTTGTTGTACTTCGCGACAAACTTGGTAACCTCTTTGAAGAGGCCTCGGTACACACCTTCAAAGTAGTCGGGTGTTATGAACGGAAGAACCTTCCGCATATAGGGTTCATTGGTTAGAAGGTTCCGTAGTACCGTCTGCTCCAAGTTGATATTCTGCATGTAAGTCCTCTAATGTATCTTCGGTAGCAAGGAGTTGATTTGTCTTCTCATCCCGTGCAATCATTGTTCCTTCGGTGATAGACAGTTCTATCACCGCACCCAGTATTCTACCAACATATGCTTGAAATGTCAAGTCTTCTATTGTTAAATCTGGGTCTGGTGTGGAAACAATAGTGAAGTTGAAGGTGATGTGTCCATCATCCTCATCAATCGCGTCAAATGAAATGGTACCGAAGGAGATAACCGTTTCAGGGTACTCCTCCAGTAGTCTAATATTCCAACCATGAATGTCATCAGAAGGGATGATCTCATAGTGGACATGTTCACTGAGCATGTCATCAATATCATTGGACATTGGCAATCTCTTCCATATCAACTTTCTGTGCTAGACCGATAGAGTATTGCGACTTCAAGAAATCAGCAAAGTCTGTCTCCGCAAAGATAGGTGCCCAGAACTCTTCTTTGAGTGTATCTGCTAACCGTACTTTGGGTTCAAGTATCTCTCCAGTTTCGCGATCAACACGAGCGTACCAACCATTGGAAGGTTTAGTACAATAGTTACCAACAAGAGCAACGTCCAGAAGCCCAGAATAACGTTGTACACCCCCTTCCCCAGAAACCGAGATAGGGATCTTAGATTTCTCTTTAACATAACGAGACTTCTCCACATTGATGACGAAGTGATACCCTTTGATCTCAGTACCGACTTTGTCTTGTTGTCTTCCAAGAATCCAGATGTTATCAGCACTGTAGTAAATACCAGTACCTCCACCTACGATGTCTTTAGGGAAGAGACCGATTTCTTTATAAGTGTGGTTGACGGCAAGCATGGGAATGTTCTTCATAGTCAAGTACGGAGTGCACATTCTGAACAAACCCTTTAACGCTTTAGCACGGGACATATCTGCCACAGACTTCTCGTTGAGTGCATCCTCCAATTCCTTCTTGGATGCGAGATTACCAATCGAATCAATAACGATGATCACGTTATCGTTTCGGTCAAGTTCTTCAAGTTGATTGATTAGATCAATCTTGAGTTCCTCGACATTGGCGATGGGCGTATGCAACACCCTGCTGGTGTCAATTCCAAACTGTTCATAGTAAGATTGGGGACTACCAAACTCACTATCATAGAACAACATAACTGCATCTTCCTTAGCCCTCAAATACGCACCCGCCATTAGCAGGGCAAATGAAGTCTTGAAGTGCTTAGAAGGCCCGGCAAGGACTGTTAAGCCAGGCGTGACACCACCGTCAATACTTCCGCTCAACGCGACATTCACCATTGGAACATCGGTTGGCACCATATCTTTTTCTGTGAAGAACTTACTCTGATCCAAAACCTCGGTGGTTTTGATCTTACTATTTTTCTTCAGTTTGTCCATAATTGACATTATTCGATTCCTCTCTTTCGTCAAGTTCATATTGTTTGCGATAATCGTTGTTTATATTAACACATTTATCAAGTAATGTCAAGTTCTCATCGAAGATTGTGAATGCTTTTGTGTCCTTGGGGAAACACGCACCACCGAATCCACGTTTCATATCATAGCCAGGAACACGAGTATGACCTATGCCGATGCGTGGGTCGCGACCAATTGCCTTGGCAACAGTAGGATAGTTACAACCAAAGTCCTGAAGTGAATCATACAGTTGGTTGAAGAATGTTACTTTCATAGCAAGATACGAGTTCACACCATACTTGATGTATGCCGCCTCAGGCCCAGAACAGAAGATGAACTCAGTCGCGTTACACAGACTATACACATCATATAACTGTGCAACACCTTGACATGCGTCAGGGTGACCACCAAGGATATGATACTCAGCATTGACGAACTGCTCCTTTGCATTTGACTCAGTCAAGAACTCAGGGTTGATCGTCAGTCGTTTCAGGTCATCCTCAAACAGTGAGTTGTAAAGTCGGTCAACAATGTCTGGGGTGATTGTTGATTTGATAATCACACCACACTCAGTGTGTTCCAGTAGTTTCAGTGCAGCATCTTCTACAATAGAAGCATCGATGAATCCACTATCCGCCATCGGTGTGGGTGCACAAATGAATACCAGATGTGGTTCCCACTCAACTAAGTCATCAATGGTTGTGTTGTACTTGGGATCAACATAGAACTTATCGATCTCAGGGTGAGTGAATGCATAGTCCACTGCACCACCCACAAATCCATGGCCCACAATGCCAATCTTTAGTTTACCCATTACATCCTGCACAGTTCCGTCAGGATTCATATTTCTCATACCGTCATCGGTCATTTAGTTTACTCCGTAATATTCCTTGTACCATCGAATGAAGGCAGCAACACCTTCCTCAATATTCACTTTGGGTTGATACCCTAGTCCTCTCAGTTTTGTTGTGTCACTCCATGTTTCAAGAGTGTCAGCAGGATGACGAGGCGCGAGAACTACATCTGCCTCTCTTCCTAGTTCCTTACTTATGCAGTCAATAAAGTGCATGAGTTCGACTTGTTTACCTCTACCAATATTGTAGATCTCGTTGTTCTCTGTGTCAGAAAACATCGCGAGTTTGATACCCTCAATGATATCACCAACATAGGTAAAGTCTCGTTTCATCTTACCGTAGTTGTATGCCTCAATAGGTTCACCCCTGACAATCGCATCAGTAAACTGAAACAACGCCATATCAGGTCTACCCCACGGGCCATAGACGGTAAAGAATCGAAGACCCACATTGTACAGACCAGAGATACTGAACTGACATTCGTTGATGTACTTGGTGTAGGCATAGGCATTCAACTGGTGTCCGGTAACTTCACTCTCAGTCCACCCAGTTTTGGGAATAGGTGTGCCACCATAGACTGAACTAGTGGATGCATAGACTACCTTCTGTACATCATACATCTTACAGACTTGAATCAGGTTCTGAGTAGCGTCAATGTTGTCTTTATGGTAGATAACCTCTTTACCAAACGAGTCTCGTACATTCGCACGAGCAGCAAGGTGCATGACAATGTCGGGACGAATAGCACCAAATGCACCATCCAGATCATCAAAGTTTTTGAGGTCACACGGAAACACATGGTGCCCATGAGAGATGACCCGTACCTTCTTGAGATTAGGATCATAGAAGTCATTGAAGTTGTCGATACCTACGACATCAAATCCATCATCTATTAGTGATGCCATAAGGTGAGTGCCAATAAATCCTGCCGCACCCGTAACTAGTATTCTCATTATCCGTTCCTGTAAATATATTCCAATGCCCTATCCGCCTCTTTATCTAGGGGTCTGTTTTCGTACCAGTTACCAGTCTCCATATCCAACTGACTACACATCTGTGCAATCTGACCCGCAGTAATAGGGTAACCTTTGGAGACGGCATTACCCGCGATAGCAATCATGATCTGGTACATCTTGTGATACCAACCAGTACCAGTGATTGCACGATACTCAAGTGTGAGTCGTTTGGGGAAGAAGGGGCAGTCATGATATGATGTCCAAGTGATATCGGTATTGTCCAGTGAGTTCTTACGATGTTCAATCACGGCCTTCTGCAACTCAGGTGGCAGTCTGTCCATGAAGGTCTTACCTTGCGGTTCAACAAACGAATACTTGTTCATCAACATATCAGGGTCTAGTTTGACCCCATCATTAGTGAAGATGAAACTGTATGCGTCTGGATACTGTGCGGGGACATAGTACATACGGGACAGGTCTTTGGTCTGCTTGTCACCAAGTTCATCGAACTGCTTGTTCATGGCAAACCAGAAGTGTGCCAGATCTTTACTCTCGACAGTACGAGTCAAAGGGAACACCAGACGGAACTTAGGTTGCTCGTAGGTTGACGATGCGGTATTGTAACACACATAGTAGAACCTACCAAACTTCTCTTGTAGTTCCCGTTGTAGGCACTCGACAGGTGTTAGAACACTATCACTCCGTACCATATAACTATCGACATCAAGGCAAGCCCAACCGCCCCATAGAGCAACACTTTTATTAGACCTTGTAGTATCGGCATGATAAGTAGCAGGACTAATAAGCACAGAAGAATTACTTCCACCTTTTCTACCCTCCTTTTGGGATAGTTCATAAAGTAAGTTCTCAAACGTATCCCACGTATCAAACTCCATCCTCCGGTGAGTCTGGTTGTCAAACGTGTTCTTGAATATTGTAAGAGAATATTTCATTGTGGTATAGTAACAGATCGCGCAGGGTTTGTCAAGTACTAACTTCCAAATCAGTTTCAATCCAGACTCTAGCACCACAGGACAGTGGTTTGTCTGGGGAATAGACTACACGTGCGACCTCGTTGCCATCCGCATCACGGATGATGGCCGTATCGGTGTATCGATTGTTCTTATAGTCCTTCACGGTGATGACGGGTTCTCGGTCACCGTGTTTCTTGTTAGAACGAATCTTATGCTGATTGACATGGATTCTTGTTTTCATCCGAAGAAGTCCTCCAGTGTTGCTTGGGGTTCAGCCGTCCATCCGACTGCGTCCAGAATGGGTGTTAATGGGTCAAGGAATGTCTTCTCGAACATCTTGTCATAGTCAATATACTTATCAAGTGCTAGTTCACGAGGCAGGTTGACTGGATAGGAGATGACATTCTCCTTGATAGGGTTAGGTGTCTTGAGATAGACGAACTTGACCTTCTCACCATTCTTCACGGTTTCATAACGAGACATGCCCTTGGTGTGGTGATTGTACAACAGAGCACCACGCACGTGGATGGGTGTACCCTTCTTGTATATCGCCTTACGATCCAACCACTTATCCACATCACTCACTCCACGAGGAAACGAGATATCCTCGGCAGGTAGTGCAGAGAACTCGTTGCGGAACTTGGTGATGAAGTTCTGGGTCTTGGACTCAGATCCATCAACCAGTATGCGGAACATCTCTTTCATCTTGTCACGCACCACCATCGGGGTAGATGACTTGATGGCCTCGATACCCATCATCTTGAGTTTGGGTTCTGCATACTGCACACCCTCAGAGTTGTGGACATTCAGGATGTACCGTTTCTTTGCCACCCAGATACCACGGTCAGCAATCACCTCGCGTCCCATCTCCATGCGGTTGACATACGCACTGGTATAGTCTGCAAGTTCTTGGTAGGTGTTCTTCAGTACCTTCTCGAAGTGATCAGCACTGATCTTGTCTAGGAACTTGACCGGATCTTTGGGATCAAACTTCTTGACCAACTCACCCATGTTGATATACAGAGAGTCGGTGTCAATCGCAATCACGTAATCATCGTCATCGGTAGATAGTAGTTTGTTCATCTCACGGTTGACCGCACGTTCTGCCCACTTGATAGACAGTTGACCAGCCAGAGTGATTGACTCTGCGACACGTTGATCGAAGTATCGGAACCACCGATTACCCAACGCACCATAGAGACTGTTCATCAGAATCTTGATCGACATCTGTTGATTGTCAAGAGTCGCAATCTTATTGGACAGAGTCTTACTGGGATTCTGTTCATACTCTTGTTGCGCCTTCAACATCTCATCTTTGATGGTTCGTCGTTCACTGTAGTACTGACGAATGACACTGGGGATCACACCCTCTTTCTCACGGGAGAACCTGACACCACTGGGTGCTAAGGCATACTTGCCATCGTGCTCAGTCATACCACGCAGCATATGTTCTACACTGGTGTGCACCAGACCATCTACCACGGTCTCAGGTGACATATTGTATTGAACAATGATGTTGGGATATAGGGAGTTCAAGTCGAATGAGGTTACCCAGTCGTGTGAACCTACTTGGGGTTCCTTCACATAACCACCAGCATAGTCACCCTTGGGCTTCTCAATCTTGGGTGGTACGACCACCTTCTTGTTGTGCAAGAGTCGATAGAGGATACTGTCCCAGATCGCAGTCGTACCTAGCACATCCTCATAGTTCACACCACCACGATATGCCATAGTCATTGCAAGGGTCAGGATGCCTAACTTCTCTTCGAGTTTGTCTACGAGTTCAACGTCCTTGATGTTGTAGTCAATGAACTTCTGGTGGTCTTCCTTGTACAGAGTGTACAGGTTACCGTGTTCCTCATAGGACAGTTTGCGTTCACCCAACACCACATGAGCAATGTGATCCAATCGATAGGACTCTTGCTGGCCCAGAGTGTTGAGAGTGAACTTGCGAAATAGATCATAGTAATCTAACTGAGCAATACCCATGATGTCATAGGTGTTGGTATCTTGCATACCAAAGTTATTACCACGAACTTTACGAGGACTGACCACACCCCACGGAGAGAATCGTTTGACCGACTCCTCACCGATGACCTTTCTTGTTCTGTTTACAAGATAGGGGATGTCAAATCCCTTG